TACATAGTATACAACATTTTTATTTTAGTGTGTAAAATATGATATATTTTAAAGAGATATTTTATGCCTTATAAAGACCTTGAACTTAAGAAGCAGAAGCATAAAGAATACTCAAAGAGGTATTACGAAAAAAATAAGGCAGCGCACAAACAAAGAGTCGCGCTCAGAAAAAAGGAATTAAGAGTTCTTTGGGCAAAGTTTAAATCTACTTTAAGTTGCGTCCACTGTGGGGAGGATAACCCAGCAACATTTGATTTTCATCATATCGAAAAAGACCCAACAAACAGAAAAGTTTATAAACTTTTACAACAACAAAACTATAACGGCGCGCGAGAAGAGATTAAAAAATGCATCGTATTATGCGCAAATTGCCATAGAAAACATCACCACGAAGAAAGAAAAAACCCCGCCTTGTGAGCGAGGTTTTATTGGGAACAGCCACTCTATTAGAATGAGCCTGAAGAACCCCAGACGCCTAGTGGATCAGACCAGCCGAATGAATATCTCTCACGAGATTTGTAACGTACGTTACCTGTGTCGAAGTCACCATCCATAGAATTCTGGAGTGGTGTACGAACGAAGTGCTTGAGTCCATTAGGAACATCGGTTAACAAGAACCATGCGTTTACGTCAGTCAAGAAGTGATTAACTGTGTAACCTTCAGGAATTGTACCGTTGTTGTTAATTGCACTGATATCGTTGTTGTTTGTACCAACACGTAACTTAGTATCAAGTAAACGAGTAGCAACGAACATCAATGATGGTGGTACAACTAACTTGCGTGGTTTAGCAGCGATTAACAACTGACGCTCATCTGTCCAAGCAGCGATTTGAATAACAGCGGCTTCCAAAGAAGTTTCGTTCAAATCAACTTGAGTTGATGGAGTGTTAGAGTTAGTACCGCCGCCAACTGTTGGGTGAGACGTAGAAAACAAAGGTACTCCATCGCCACCGTAATACTGTGAAGAGTTAGTAAAGCCGTTGTTTAATGTTGACGCACCTTTAACTTGCTTGGTGTAAGCCATACCGCGAGCAAGCGCTTTAGTATAACGAGCAGACAATGAGTCATACAAGTTATCTTCAATTGCTTCTTCAGTAATAGCAAAACCTAAAGCAATGGTTTCGTGTGAGTAACGAGTTGTCCAAGCCTCTTGTGCTGAATCGTAAGAGATAGCAGCACCTTCAGATTTAACTGGAGCAGCAGAGAATCCAGACAATTTTGTTTCTTCTTCGAAAGAACGCTCGGAACTTTCAATTTCGTAGAGCTCTTTATGCTCTTCGCCGTAGCGTTCATACTCAAGACCAAACAAGGCATTGAGACCGGGTAATAGCTCTTTTAGGAGCTGTGAACGTGAAATAGTCATTTTTTAGCTCCTTAGTTAGTTGTGCCAGATGCTTGATAATAAGAATGAACGCCAAAGTTAAACTTGACGATACAATCCGTATAAGCATCACCGGGGTTAGATGGGAAGTTTCCACCAAATGTTGAGTTGTTATTCACAAAATCAACAATCTTCATTGCTAATGCGCCAGTATTTGCAGCGCTTGAGGCTAATGCTACGACTGAGTTACCAGTAGTTGTGTTACCTGTAGAGCTTGAAGTACCAGCAGAAAAGTTTGCTAATGCAATTGTCTTACCAATAGCAGTTGCTGGGATTGAACCCAAAGACTGAACTTGGAACAATGCATCTGGATCATCCATTACACGAATAAAGATATTTGTGTAACCAGCGTTTACTGCGCCTGATGGTAAGTACTGAGCGTACAAAGGATAACCAAGTTGTTGACCTGATAATTGATAACGTACACCTACGCAAACACCGACTAGACCAACAGAAGATGTTGTAGGGGTTGATGTTACCACCGTTGGCTGACCAGCAGAAGCTGCGCCAATTTGAACCAAATCACCGTTAAAGATAGCCGCTGTGTTATTAACAGTTAATGGAATCTCGCGAATCACACCACCATTAAAAACTTGACCACCAATAAGGTTAATTGGCTTTAATCCATAAGGACCTGAAGCTGTTGCCATTTTAAACCTCCAAAATTAAATTATTTTCTAAAAACGACCTGCGTTTCCCTGTCCGAAAACTTTTTCATACGCCGATCTTGTTCCTGCAAATACGTGTTATCAACGGATTCCATCTGAGCTTCTGCCATATTTGAATAGTATTTAGCTCTTTGTTCCATCATTTCTCTAGGGGCTCTACATAATACTAAGCCACCAATTTCAATTGACCCTTTAAACTGCCCGTCAATAGATGCATGGGTCATTAACTCAGGATAGTCTTCTGCCTTTACAGGCTCAAAACCTTCCCTACGGCTTTTAGAGATATTCATTGGATCAGAGGCTCCCATTAAGGAAGTTCTGCACCATCTATGGACCCAACCTTCTCTTGGTGCTGGACTTGGCAGTGTTTCAGGAGGCGTCCATAAATTTACAGGACGGACATCTTTTGCACGGGTCTCAGTATCACGATTTAATTTAATTGTTCCAGTAGTCATTATCTATCTCCATTTTGTTCAGCAACCTTGCGGGCGTAAAGTTCAAGTGGTACACCTAGTCTTTTAGCAATTTGTACTTGCGTAGTGGTTAGTTGTACTTTTTTTGGTGCGGCAGAACGTGTAGCAGGTGCTACAACATTTGCGGCTGGTTTGGCTCTCGGTTTATCACGAGGTTCAGATTTTGGTTCGCTCCCGAAATAATCGGGGAATCTTTTCTGTATTGTAGCACTAATTTTTTCATAATACTCATCAGTACCAATATATTTATCACCAAATTCTCTAGCAAGACGGTTATGAACCGTTAAAGCCAAGCTAGTCATCTCTTCTTCCTCTTGTTTCTGACCGCCATACCAAGAGTTTTCATCCAACCAATTTTCCAATTTTTCGTTTGGTTTAGAGGCTGTTTCTGCTCTAGGTACCTGATATTGTTGCTCTTGTATTTCAATAGGACGTAGATTAAACGCCTTATCTAATTTAAGAGTGGCTTCAGATATTTTCTGTTGCGCTTCAACTAATGCATCAGCATCGCCAGATTCATACGCTTCTTTAAAAGCTTTTTTAGCGACATTTAGTTCTGATTCAGCAGACGTTTTGCCTTGGTCAATAAAAATCTTACTACCCTCATGTAACTGGGACTGTAGTCTTTTATTTTCCTCTACCGCTAATTCTGCTACTCGTAGCGCCTCTTCACGCATACGAATTGCTTCTTCTTTGGCTCGGCGTTCATCGTGATATCCGCGACCTAGTTTTTTAATACGTTTTTGAACTTTTTCATCGTAGGCTTCCAACTCGTCATCGGTAACTTCTTCTACCGGTTCCTTCATTGGCTTACGACCCTTATCCTCTGCAGGTGTGTCGTCTACAATTTCAATGTCAATTGCCGGTAAATCTACCGGTTCGTTTACTACATCATTTGTCTCATCTGGGAATGTAAAAGTACCATATGTTTCTTTCAAAGGAACTGGTTTACCGTTCTCAAATGTTACTGTTCCAAATTCTTCTGTTGCCATTTTTTAGCTCCTTATGCTCGTGAAATTCCACGGGGATCTTCGACTGTAGCTTCTACGCTATCGTCATTAATAATTCTAAATTCTTGTCCATGAATCTTTACTCGTGAACCGGAATTAGGTCTAATTAAAACAAAATCGCCTACTTCGCAAAGAGGTCCACTTGGGAATCTTTCTTTGTCTTGGTATGCGTCTGGTCCTATTGCTACAACAAATAGTACCGGGGTTAATACTTCTTCATAATGCATTGTCGTATCTGCTTTTAAAATACCACTTTCAAACTCTTTTTCTGCTTCTGGTACCATGCATAAGATGTGGTATCCTGCTGGCTTAGGAAGTTGTGTTGCTTTCTGTTCCGGCGCTTTAGGTAGCGTAGATACATTCCCCATTGCGTCACTAATTAATAGTTCACTCATCATCGTCCTTTGTTTTTTGCTCGCGGTCTTTAATTAAATCTATAGCAAGGGCAAGACCTCGGATAACCCCAGCTACATG